CTTGAAATGATTTCACAGACTCTTGTTGACTGGAATCTCTTAAGATTCCAATATTTCGTATACTGATATCCTAGAGAGGTTGACACATAGGGATCTGAGAGGAAGTAGAACCATGCGATTGGATGCTTGACAGATGTTATTTCTTGCATGATTCGATGAAAGATATCAGTCCTGGTTGTCATCATTCCAATACAATCGTAATGATTCACCAAGCACAAGAACTGAATATCATTAGCAACTAAAGTTGAACAACCATTTGCAATTAAGTCATTAATCAGATTATGATCTTGCAATTGCCTCTCAACTGGAGATGAGGAATTCTTGTACTGCATGGCGGCAAAAGACCACTTAATCTTGGGTGTTAGAACTGTGTTCCTAAAGAACCATACTGAATTAAACTCGCAAACCTTTGTCATATTACCCATCGTTGATTTTTCATTTGACAACAGTGCCGTGAACAGAGGATATGATGCTCTCAGGAAGCTACTAGTCCAAGTCAAGAACATCAAAACTCTCTTATGAAGCATATGATCAGATCTCTTGAAAATGATAGTGGAAATTCTTGTAGCATCATCAGAGCTACATAGAGTTGTAGTTATGATTTTCACTTGTTTTCCAAATCTATATTCAACGATCTTCTCCAGCCACTTAGAATATAACTGAAGATGACCAGAATGAACCAGAGAACTAGTATAATGCAAAATGCCCTGCATGAAGTTGCTTCTGTTCTTCAGAAACATAGAAAAACCATTATTTAAGTCATGTCTATCCGTTTGATTGAGGAATTGCCTTTGGAATTCATTCATGCCCATGTCATGTTGTGATGTGATATCCTGGTGAGAGAAAATATTGTCAAGCAACATCTTAGGCATTTCCAATCTCTTAAAAGTAAACTCATTTAAGATACTCTGAATTGTATTATCCATTTTTGGCCAAAATCCATTCCCAAAGATCTCGTGAAACATCACGGAGAAAACTGGCATCACAAATCTCTGACACCATGTTGTAGCATCTGCTGAGTCAGAAACAGTCTCTGATGATGTCACTTCTCCATCAATTCTGAATCTTGTTTCTGCTGAAACCTTGGTATAATGATGAGAAATGGCACTAAGTTTCTCAGTTCCTTTTGTCAGATACTCATTAGGCATGAGCTCACATATCGTTCTAGAAATTGTCTCCAAGAAATTAACAACAACTCGTGCATGAATATACAAAACAAAAATCTCTCTAATTCCAGTGAGCTGATTTTTCTTAAAGAGATTTGCAATTAGACCTCCATGCTTCTTAAAAAGTTTAAACAACTTCTGGAAAGAAGAAAAAGGGCATCTACCTTGAGCTCCAATTTCTTCCATTAAATCCAGAATGGCAGAAAGACACTTTCTTCTCTTTTTGCTCTCGTAACCAAAGAAAGGCAAATCTCCCGTTGTGAAAGCAGAGTACTCAGCTGATGCCTTAAAAGTTGCAAGTTCTTCATAACACACATTAGATAGTTTTGTCATGATCAAGTCCTGAAGTGCCGAATCTGACAGACCTGTGTTCCTTAATTTAGACTTAATGGTTCTACCAATCATCTTAACATGAGGAACAGAAAATTCATGACTACGCAAAGTTGATGGCTTTATGTTCCAATCGACTGTGCTAGACTTGTATCCCATTTTAAACTTGTCAGACTGAGAAGGATCTAACTTAAGTTCTTCTTTCATGATTTTGCTAAAGATTTTCCAATAACCCTGACTCTCTTCGCTTTTATCTTTTTCATGGAAAACACCCATGTACGACAGATTAAGGGCTTCTTCATATGTCTTCAATGGTCTCATTGAAATAAATGAAATTATTCCAGTTACCTGATCCTGACTAGTAGGAATTTTAACAGAATCTAATGGTTTGTCATCATCCTCATCAGAATCATATTCATCTTCAACTCTTTCAAAGACATTTTGAGCAACAAGAAGATCATGTCTTGCTTTGTTAGCAATCATTATTTTGAAAGATGTTACAATTTTCCTCATAAAGAAAAGAATTAGTCTGTTCCTAAGAATCGTGTCGAATTTTGTAATAACTTTAAAAGGATCACTTACTGTAGGCACTGTTGTCAACAAATCCATGTACATATATCTAACATTCTGAAGCGGTGATGATGTCTTTTCTTTATTCTCG